GGCCTGTCTTTAATTTCCATATATAAATTTAGTTCTTCTTCATCTTCAGGAATAAAGCCTGTAGGTGTCATATCTATTCCTAGAAGTTCTTTGGCTTGATTAATTATAGGCATCGCATTCATATTGCGCTTGTAAACATCTGCTTTATTTTTTTTAGCAATGTTTGAAAGTCTATCATTTGCCCTAATATCAATACGGTAGTTTTCGGGGCTTATGCCATTAGAAACTATATTGCAAAATTTTTCTGGGATATTTATTAAAGTCCAATCTAAATTAAGGTAATCCATATCACCTTCTTGTCTTGCTAAGTGGTCTTTGTACTTTTTTACATCTTGCTCTCCTCTTACAATAAGTCTATTGTTTTCTATGTATTGATTTCTATTAGCAAATTCACAATTTTCGGCAATAATACCCCCATTAAACCATTCTTTTTCTATGTTTTTAGCCACTAATAAAGCATAGTCTTTTCCTTTTTTAACACCATCTGATGCTAAAGGATTTGGCAACCCATTTAATTGTTCATCTTTTTTCATACGGCTTTGGATATTTTTCCTGTGTTATCATATTTTGTAAAAATTGGTCCTACTGATTCTGTGTTAATCTTTCTAACCTTAACCCTTTTTTGATTTCCTAGTATTGCTAAACTACTAGAAATATAAGCATTCAAATTTTGTACGATTGTTTGTATCTACTTCTTTCCATTGGTTTAATGTTCTGTTAAAAGGCATAAATCCAATCTCGCCAATTTGTCTTATAGAATCTACATTAGCATACCCTATATGGTCTTCAATATAAGTTTGCATAGCATAGAATTGTTGGTCGCCAATTTTAGTGTCTTGTGGAGGAGCCCCCCCTACTTCTTTTTCTGTGTATGATAAATCTTTCCATACTTTAAATGGATTATTCATACTATAATGTCTGTACCCTCTGTTTTTAATCATTTTTAAGAAGGCTTCATTTGAAAAGCTCTGCTAACATTGGAATTGAATAATAAACCATTGCCATTAAAACATCTTCAAAAAACAATTCTACTTTTGGGGGTCTGTCTATGTATTCTAAAATAAAAGCCTCGTTTGGCAAAATTGATGTATTGTATTTTGTTTCTAGGTGTATAGCCCCTAAAGACCCTCTACCGTCAGAATTTTTACTACGATTATAAGGGTCAACTCCAAAACAGCCTAAATGTTCTCCTGTAGGAGCCCAAGCAAGTATGCCGTTTATTAATTTCTTTTCTTTTTTATTTCTATATTCTAAAGGTGGGTGGCAACCTTCAGCAATAAAAAATCGCCCATTAAAAGGGTCTGGCCGCCAAATAACTTCGGTGTCTTGTATGCCATCTTTCCATGTAAAAGTACCACGCTCTATATTATCGCTTGTATGCGTTTTATGGTTGTAGTGCTTTTCGTAATCGTTATATTCTTCCTGGTCTATAAGTTTGACTAAATTAAAATCACATTCGGTTGCTTCATCTCTAAAAGCGTGTTTAAGTGTTCTTGGATTTTGTCTTAGATATTCATTATAGGCCGTTGGGCTATCTTTTAAGGCTTCAACCTCATTATTCCAATGCGTTATAGCCCCAATGCTTGTGTATGTGCCTAAATCAGTCAAAACAGGTTCTTCCGGGTCTTCATAAATACTAAAACCATATACGTCAAAAAATCCTTCCCAACATAAAACGGTATCTATAAATAAATTGTATAATCCACTAACGGTTTGGTTGTTCTTATTTCTTTCTAAAGGGTATGACTGATCGTGAACTGTTTTAAATTCTGCGCCCCCTTTTTTCATTGCATTAACTGTACTTCCTACCATTGCTTTTCCAGAAATACGAATACCTTGTCTATGTGATGTTTTTACAATATTCCAATATTCAGAAAAAGGACAATCTTTTGGGAACTTTCCTGCCTCGTCAATGGCACTTCTAAACACTTTATCGCCATCCATAGCGTTTATAACGGTATTATGCCAAGCAATTAATGTGTCAAGACCTTCGTCAAATTCTGTAATATCGGTATCATCTTTACGTTTTTTACGCGTAGGTTCAGAAAACACCAACTCTGTTTTTGGTGTGGTTGTACCATCCCAAACAGGCATAAAAAAAGCGGGGAGTTTTTTAAATGTTCTCACTAATTTAGAAAACATCTTTTTAGCATCTTTCCCTGTTTTAGAAATAATGCCTAATTCTTTATCTTCATTTCTTGTACCCGATTCAATTAATTCGATATCACAAATACTACTCCAACCAAAACGTCTATTTTTAACATAACAAAGGCCATAGCATCGGTTATCAGCTTTACAGGCTTCCCAATAAATCATTAATTCATTTTGAATAACCCTAAAGTTTGGATATCCTTCGTCTAAACGGCTCCATTGGTAAAAAAAGTAAGATAGCCCGGTTAAATAAACTTCGCGTCCATTAAGATATATCCAAATGCCCTCTTTACGTCTGCGTATTTCTTCTTCTATATAATTGCGATATTTTTCGTCATATTGCGTTTTTATGTTTATACCACTTGGAGGTGGCACTCTTTTCCATTTCTGATTTTTCTCGGTTTTATCCCAATTAAGGATTTGTTTTCTATCTGTAGGAATTTCTGGTAAACCAATATTAAGGCCGTTGATATTATAAATCTCTCCAAGTGTTCCATTTTTTGAGATTATAACAACATCAGATTCTTTATCATATCCGTACTTCCAAGCTTTAATCTTGTTTTTACTGATACGAATACTCTCTAGTACCTTAGTGGTTTTATTTCCTAAATAGTAAATCATTATCCTACGGCTCTTTTAGCCCAACTTTGTTTTTGTTTTACTTCTTCTTTTTCTTCTCCATTTAATTCTCTTTCTAACTCGCATATCTTACGCATAGCCCATGTACAATCTTCTGCGGCTTGTTTTCTTCCTTTAAGAACGTTATAGAATTTATCACTAGAAATATCATCGTCCGTATCTTTGTCTATAATGTCTAAGTTTTTATTTACCATGTTCTTTAATTTCTCAATCAAATCTGGCAAACGTTCATCGTAATATGATACTTTAGTTTTGCTCATTTTCTAGTTTAGTTCAAATTTTCCTAAAACATCTACATTTCTTACCCACCAAAACTCTTTCCCATCTATCCAAAAAGGCACTCCTCCACTTGGGTCAATAGCCACTTTATCATCAGTCTTAACTTCAATATTTATGTTTGGATAAACTACTTTTGCTTTTCCTTTTTCGTATTTATCAACCACTTCTAGGGTGAAAATGACGCTTCTTTTAGGAGAAGGCTTTTTTATCGGTTCGACTAAAAGATTTTCTAAAAAACCTTTCCATTTAGACAACTTATTTTCTCTATAAAGAATAATTAGTCTAGGTTCTATTCTAAACCACATTTTGGCTTTATCTACTAAAAAAATACTTTCTTGTTTGGCCTGTAAATAACATTGCTCATATAAAACCGTTGGATCTATCATTACTTCATAACCTTCCTTTATTTCACTTTCTAAAAGTAACGGGGTTGCTATAACTTTACCTACTCTATTAGATAGCCTATCAGCAGAAAAGTCTTTATTGGCATATAATTCTAATCCGCTTTCGGTTTTGAAAGTCTTGTTATAGGTTACTTTTATTTCGATAATAAATTCGTGTATTCCTTTCATGAAAATCTCGTTTTTGCTATTATAAATATTAATAATCCGTTAATTGCTACTGATATAAAAGCCCAAATAGGTATTTTATATCTCACTTTTAAAACCTCTTTTATTTGTGTATCTACCTTGTAATTGCTTTTAAACTCATTAACTCTTGCATCTACAATGCTATCAAGGTTAATTTTAAGATTAATTTTACCGTTTTCATTACTTAGTATAATCTTTGCTTTTTGCGTATGTATAACATGCTTAAATGGTTTTAAAATGCCATTTGAATCGCATGGGCTTTCTATATTAATGGTGTCTCTAAATGCCTTAATAACATTTTTTGTTACAGTTTTATAAATTGTATCTATTTTTTGCACTTCTTTATATTGTGTAACTACTTTTTTTGACCCACATGAGAGCATAAATAAAGCAAGTATTAAAATTATTAGATATTTCATTTTTTTAAGCATAATTCCCACTCTTTCATTAATAACATTATTTGATAACTATTTAGTTGCATCCTCTTTTTTTAATAAAATTCTCAATCCTTTTTTTAATCCCGAAATAAAAGTGTCGGGTATAAATATTAAAACTATACCAACTCCAAAAAGTACAAAGAATATAGTACGGTCTGCCGTTTCTTGACCTAGATATTTCCAAGAAAAATACATTATGAATATTCCTACTATGGTCGTTTTGATATGCAGTATATTTTTCATTTTTTCTGATTTTTTAATAATCCGATTATAAGAGTCATATTCGTTTTATTATCTTTCTTTATTTCTAAAATACTTTTGTTAATAGACTTAATATCTTGCTCAACGAGTATATATTTAGAATTATTTTTCAAAGTAACT